AATTGGCTCCTGAGCGCTGGCACGTCGCTGTCGGCAGCTATGACCCCAGACACTGCGTGGCACATCCTGCGGTGCATCTTCGACGGAGCAAATTCTTCGGTCGCTTTCGACGGGGCTACGACGGCCACCGGCGACGCCGGCACGGGTACGCTCGCCGGGATGTTCCTCGGTCAGTCGAACGCCGAAAACCGATCCCCCGATGACTTCCTCGGCGAGCTGATCGTGCAGTCGGGCGCCCCCGTGGATACCGCCGCCATCTGGGCGTACCTCAATTCCCGCTGGGCCATCTATTGAGCTATGTACACTCTCTATAATACCACCACCGCCGAGCACGGCCCGCTCCGCTCGACTCCTTACACGGTTGACGGCGAGCCCGGCGTGCTGCCCGACAACATGGTCGAGCTTACGGTCATCCGCCTCTCGCCGCCCGCGCTCACCGCCGGCCAGCGCATCGAGCAAGCCATCACGGCCGACCTCGACGCCGGCACGCTCACCTTCGGTTGGTCGGTCATCGATCCGACCGAAGCCGAGCTCGCCGCCCTCGCCGCGTACGTGCCGCCGACCGTGGGGCCGGCGCAACTCCGTATCGCGATGCGCCGGCTGCTCTCCATCACCGCCGAGCAGGTCGATGCCGCGATCGCCGCCATCGCCGACGATGCCGACCGCGCCGACGCGACCGATCTCTGGCAGTACGCGACCGAGGTGCGCCGCGATCATCCGCTCCTCACCCAGCTCGCCACCGCGCTCAGCCTCACGAGCGACGACATCGATGCGGCCTTCCGGCTGGCGGCGACGTTCTGACGATGAATTGCTCCACTGCATTTCCGCCGATCCGCCCGCCGACCAAGCGACTATCGCTCGTCGATGGCCTGGGCGTCGAGCCCCGCGAACCGCGCGGGATCATCACGCCGCTTGAGCTCAACACCATCGACCGGCTCGCCGAAGTGCTCGGGTCGCCGCGCCGCGCCGACCAACTCCACGACGCGGCCATCATCCTGACGCAATATCGTTTCCGCATCCTGCACGGCTTCGGCCGCAGTGTGTTCCGGCAAGAGACCGGAGAAGTGCGGGATACCTCGTTCGCTCAACTGCCCATTTCCGCCCGATGAAATTCACGACCGACGCAATGGTTCCTCTCTACCTCTGGCTGTATGCCGGACTCTCCGAAGCCATCACCGGCTTCGCTCATGCCGGGATGATCGTCCTCGGCGGTGCGGTCGCGACCGGCACGCCCGCGCAGGCTCCGGCCGACTTTCACAATCTTGCCGTGACCTGCCTGATCGGCAGCGCGCTTCGTGTATTCAATTTTTTGGATACACACCCCTTGCCCAAGCTTTCGTTCGTCCCGGTCGCGACTTCCGCGGCCGTTCCCACCAACCCGCCCGTCCCTCCATCATGAGAATATCATTCCTCGTCCTCCTCGCGTTTGCCGCGCTCAGTCTCATCGGCTGCAACGGCACGCTCGCCCCTGCCGGCATCTATCACGGCGACAAGACACTCTACGTCGCCGAGTCCACGCTGCCGGCTTCTTACGCCGTCGTTGACGCGTTCCTCAAATGGGAGCTGGCCTCCCGCGCCACGCTCCCGGTCAACGTCACGGCCTTCGCCGACAACCTTCGACGCAATTATCCGCAATGGAATGACAGCGCGACCGCGCTCGTCGAAGCCTACAAGGCCAACCCGACACCCGACAACAAACTCAACGCGGAAAAAGCTCTCGCGCTTATATCAACCGCGGTCGCACAGGCCGCTACCTATCTCGCCCAACCCTCAGCCAACTGATCCCCATGGACCCACTCACGATGGTTAACGCGCTCAACGCTGCGCTCACCCTCTCCGAAACCCTGCTGCCGGTCATCCAGCAGCACGTGCAATCCGGCAGCATCACGGCCGAGCAACAGGCCGCGGTCCGCGCCGCCTATGACCGCCTCCGCTCCCGCGCCGACGGCCAATTCTCCGGCCCCCAGTGGGCTCCGAGCAAGTAACCACACGACAGACATCACGCCCGCCAATGCTCCCGCTCGTCGACATCACCCCCGATACGCACCTGTCCGCCACGCTGGCGGTCTGCGCGACCTTCTTGGTTGCGCTCATCACGGCGACCTGGCGGGTCGCGAACATGCTCCGGGATGTCCGCGACCAGCTCAAGGGGATGCGCGCCGACATCCGGGAGTCGTGGACGCGACGCGAGCAGGAGCGTTGGGCCTTCGAATTGGAGCGGCGCAACCGGCAGCTCCCGATCGATGTTCCGCCCGTGCCCGAACGGCCGGACGAACCAGACAGCAAGGGCTGATCATCTTTTGGTTTGCAACATCTGCAAACCATCCCAAACCACCACCAGAGGATCCCATCATGGCAGACGCACAAACCAATCGCGGCCGCATCGGCTTCGCGCCCGAAACCGCTTTCGGGACGACGATCGCGGCCGCTCCCCTCAAGACGCTTCGCTTCACGGAAGAGTCCATCGCCCACCAGAAGAACGCCACTTGGTCGAACGAGATCGACCAGAACGCCAACCGCACCTCGGTGATCAACATCTCGAAGTCGTCCGCCGGCTCCTTCACGTCCGAGCTGAGCTTCACGGACTTCGAATCGTGGCTCGTCGCGGCGATCCGGGCCGGCGCCGGCTCGGCCTCTGGAGGGATAACGACCTACACGAACGCCAACACGATCAAGTCGTTCTACCTCGAAAAGCAGCTCACCGACATCGGCGCGTTCATCGGCTGCTATGGTCACGTCATCTCGGAGTTCTCCCTGACCCTGGCCGCAAACGATATCGCGAAAATCAGCTTCTCGCTCATGGGGCAGAAGCTCACCAAGGAAGCGGCGACCCGCGGCACCGGCACCATCACGGCGCCGGCGCGCGATGCGGCGATGCGGAGTGGCGCGGATGTCGCGTCGATCCTCCTCGATGGCTCTGCCTTCCCGTGCGCGATCCAGTCCCTGACCCTTACGGGCCAAAACAACGTCCGGCCCAAGACCGAGATCAGCGCCGACACCCCAACGGCGTTCAACTTCGGGACGTTCGACCTGAGCGGCACGATGCACGCCTATTTCCCCTCGACAACGCTCTTCGAGGCCATGCTGGCCCACACCGCCAAGTCGATGTCGTTCAGCGTCCAGAACACCGCTGGACGCTTCGGATTCATCCTCCCGTCCATCCAGTTCGGTTCCTTCACGCCGCCGATCGGCAGCATCAATCAAGACGTGATGGTTGACATCCCGTTCTTGGCGACGATCAGCGATGACGACGCCTACACGCTCGCGCTCGAGGTGGAGCCGGCCGGCGACTGATCCGGATCACACTTTTGCAGGGTAGTTCAGTGGTAGAACAGGAGATTCATAACCTCCCGGCCGTGCGTTCGATTCGCACCCCTGCACCCATCTGTACCGAAAAACCCAATACTCCCAACCATGGACCTGAATAAATTCAAGACCGACCCGACGCTCGACGAAGGCGTCTGGCTGAAGCTCGCGGACGCCGAGCTGAAAATCGCGCGTCTCGGCAGCCCCCGCTATCAATCGGCCTTATTGGCCCGACTGAAACCGCACCGCGAGTCCATCGAACTCGGCATCATGAAGGATGCCGACGCCGTCCTGATCGAGGTGGAGCTCCTGGCGGATTTCATCCTGATCGATTGGCGCGGCAACCTTGAGCTCGATGGTGTTCCGCTCTCCTACTCCCGCGAGAATGCCATCAAGGTTCTCCAGATCGAAGAGTTCCGACGCTGGGTCAAGGAGCAGGCCCAACGCCTCGAAAATTTCCGCACCGGGGAGGTTAAGGAATCGGTCGCCGCGATCGCAAAAAACTGACGTGGCGGGAGGAATGGGGGAAAGATGAAGCGTGGCTTGAACGAATCGCCCGCGAGAAGGGTTGGGATGTCCCGGCCCTCATGGCACGGCCGAAAATCCCTGCCCACTTCCAGCCTCTCGCCAGTGCGTACATGTTTCTTTCCCCATCCCGCGCCATCGGATTCGGCGCTGTCGGGTGCATCCCGCTGACCGAGATCGCGACCTACCATGCGATGTTCCCTCTCGGTTATGCGCCCTCCGACTTCGTCGAACTGATCCGCCTGATCGATCTCGAATACGTCCAGCTCATCAACCGGCCCAGCAAAAATGGAAATCACCAGAGCACTCGCGGTCACGATTAACCCGGCCGGCGCGACGGCGGGCGCCGCGACGGCGTCGGCTGCGTTTGACCGTGTGGGGGCGGCGGCGCGCGGCATGGAGCAGCAGACGAACCGGACGACCTCAAGTGTGTCGTCCCTGACGTCTTCGCTCGGGTTCCTCAAGAGAGCGCTCGCCGGCATCGGCTTCGGGCTCCTGGTGCGCGATCTGTATCAGACCGACAACGCCATGACGCGACTGCAAAACCAACTGAAATATGCTTCGGGGTCCGCGCAGGAATTTCAGCGCAACTTCAGTTTTGTTCGGGCCGAGGCGCAAAAACTCGGCCTGAACCTGAAGGCAACCGGCGATGCGTTCGGCCAGTTCGTCGCGGCCGCGAAAGGAAAGCTTGCCGGCTCGCAGATCCGGGAGGCCTTCAACGCCATCTCGGAGGCGGCCGTCACGATGGGGCTTTCCGCCGAGCAGACCTCGGGGACCATCGTGGCGCTCAGCCAGATGTTGAGCAAGGGCACCGTATCCGCCCAAGAATTACGACAGCAGCTCGGTAATTCGCTGCCGGGCGCCTTTCAGTTGGCCGCGCAGGCGATGGGGCTTACCGAGAAGGAAATGAACAAAGCGATGGATGCCGGCACCATCATGGCGGATGAACTTGTCCCCCGCTTGGCGAAGAAACTGCATGAGGCTTTCGGCCCGTCCTCCATCGAGGGCGCCAAGACGCTCCAGGCCGAAATGAACCGGCTGAAGACGGCATGGACGGAGGTGGAGATGACCTTCATGTCGGGCGGCGGAGAGTCGATCTTCGCGAAGGTCCTGAAGAGCGCGCGGGGATCGCTGCAAGAGCTGCAGTCCCTCATCGCGGCGGTCTTTCAGGCCAGCGCCGAGGGGCGGCTCAGCGAGGCCTTGGCGGCCAGTTTCCGGATCGGGATCGGCAAAGCGGCGAATTACTTCGCGGGCTTCGTCAAAACCGCGGCCGAGATGCTGACAGCTCTCGGCGGAGTGCTCTTTACGCCCGATTATTTCAAGTCCCTGGTCGCCTCGTTTCAGGCAGTCGGCGCCGCCTTTGGGCTCGCCCTCGTCGACGCGCTGCAGAAGCCGCTGGCGTGGGTGCAGGCCGTGCTGGAGAAGATCGCATCGCTGGACCAGTCGGACGCGATCACTCGCGCGCAGCAGTATGTCAGTCAGAACGATCCCCGATTCGGCGGCAAAACGGCGCGCGAATTGCAGCACGGCCCGGGCATCTTTGGAGCGATCTTCCGGAGCAAGGATGAGGATCAACTGTTGAGCGAGTATCGCGCGGCCGTGGCGGCACGCCGAGCGACCGTCGAGGGACCCGATCTCACGATCGAAGAGCGTGCTCGGAATATCATGTCGTCCGGGGGGCCTCGCTTCGGGTTTTCGGGGACGGGCGAGACGATCGCAGACCTGACAAAGGCCAACAACGAACGGCTCCAGTCCTCCGTAGGCGCCCTCGCCTCCGGAACCGCCGATGCCATCACGGCCGCACTCGCGAAGGTAAAGAATTTTCAGCCGCTCAACAGCGTCGATACCTCGCAGGATGAAAGTCTCCTGAAGGGATTTGCGAATCGTTCCACCAACCCGTGGTCGAAGATCACCGATGGCGCGCCCGAAGCCGCTCCCAAAATTCCGGACAAGACATTCTGGACCGAGGTAAAACGAGGCATCGACGACGCGGTGGCGTCGCTCGGAACTTTCTACCAGCGATCCTATCAGATTGGGACCGAGAGCGTCGCGGCAATGTCGAAAGGATTCGACGGTTTCTTTGATTCGATCATCGACGGCACCGATAGTGTTTCCGGCGCGTTCCGGAAAATGACGGCTTCGATCTTGAGCGACATCGCGAAAATCATCACTCAACAGGCCGTGTCCACACCCATCGCCGGACTCATCATGAGCGGCGTCGGCGCGTTATTCGGCTCGTTCGGGGCGGGCACCGGGGCATCCAGCGCTGGCCTCGGATCGAGTGGCTTAACCGGGGGTTATGACGGCACCCTCGCCTCGACATACAGCATGCCCATCAGCCACAGCGGCGGGCTCGTTGGCCTGACGCTCGGTTCCCACAAGCTCGTGGACCCCTCGGTTTTCGCCCGCGCGCCACGCCTGCATAACGGCCTCAAGCCGGATGAATTTCCCGCCATCTTGCAGCGCGGCGAGGAAGTCGTGCCACGCGGCGAGGCGGGCCGCGCCCGCAACGTCACGATCCCGATCAACGTCACGGTCGATGGCTCGAAGGGTGGATCGCCGGAGCAGAACCAGAGGATGGGCGCCGAAGTGGCGCGACAGCTCAAGGCCATGGTCCGGTCCGTCATCGTCGAAGAGATGATGCCGCGAGGCATCCTGAACCCCGTCTCGTCCCTATGAGCGATTTCACTTACGTCCCCTCCTACACGACGGACGGCGCCGACAAATTCGCCGAACTCGTGAACAAGTTCGGCGACGGTTACCAGCAGGTGATCCCGGACGGCATCAACCCGGTCGCCGAGACGTGGAATCTCGTGTTCGACCCGATCCCCATCGCGGACATTGGGTCCATCCGGGCGTTCTTTCGGGAGAAAACCGGCCAGACCTTCACCTGGACAAATCCGAGCGGAGTGGAGAAACGATACCGCCGCACCGGAGATGTCACGTGGGCGATTGCCGGCAATGCGGGCAGCCTGCATGTAACGATCGAGGAGGCCTTCGGCGCATGAGCGAGCCTCCCGCAAAGATCATCGCCGAGACCCAGAAGCTCTCGCCGGACGCCGAGGTGGAGCTGTTCCAACTCGACACCGGAATCTTCGGCGGCGACGTCTACCTTTTCCACAACCAGCGCGTGCAAGGCTCAAACGTGCTTCGACTCGACGAGCTGGAATATCAAGCGATCCCACTCCAGGCTTCCGGCTTTGCGGTCAATGGGGCGGACCAGATGCCTACCCCCAAGCTGGAGGTAGGGAACACCAATGGGGTTGTGGCGCCGCTGATCGCCCAGTACGATAACCTCGTCGGGGCAACGCTCCGGCGCATCCGGACCTTCCGCAGGCATCTCGACGACGGGTCAGATCCGGACCCGACCGCTCGGCTCTCCGACGATGTCTATTACGTGAATCGAAAGACGACGGAGACCAAAGAGTCGATCGAGTTCGAGCTCGCGAGCTCCCTGGACGTCGATGGCGCCACGCTTCCCCGCCGTCGCATCTTGGCCCGGTGCCAATGGAAATTTCGCGATGGCGTGAATTGTCCCTATGCGGGCGAGGATTCGACGTGCGCCAAGACCGTGGCGGCCTGTGCCGCCAAATTCCCCGACCAAGCCCTCCCGTTTGGCGGCTTCCCGTCCGTCGAGCGCGTCTCGCTTACGGCCTGACCTGACGATGCGCATCGAAGCACACCTCCCTGCCCTCGCCCCGCGTTTGCGAGAAATTGCAATGCAGGCACGCCCGCGTGAAGCCGGCGGCGTCGTCTCGTCCGCGCTCGAAATCGTCGAGATGCCGAATCGAGCCGACGATCCCGAGCGGGACTTTTCCCTTGGGCCCCTCCATGCCATCGAGGCCGCGGAAGGGCGCCCGATCGCGATCTGGCATACCCATCCAGCCGATGAGGACCCGAGCCCGCAGGATATCGGTTGCTGCACCGCGACGGGCATCCCTTGGCTGATTGCAGGGCCCTCCAAGGTCTGGGCGATCCATCCGCAGAAGATCCGATACGTGGCCCGCGAGTTTGCCTACGGCACGGATGACTGCTGGCAATGCGTCGCCGACTGGTTTGCCTGCGAGCGGTCGATTTTTCTTCCGTGGTTTCCTCGCCCGCCGGATCTCTGGTGGCGCGAGGCTGGACCGTCACCCTACCTCGAAGCCGCGGCTGCATATGGGTTCGAGGTCTGGCCGATCGCCGACATCAGCTTCCGGAATCTGCGGGTCGGCGACGTGCTCCTCATGAAGATTGCCGGGCGCCGCATCAATCACGCGGCCGTCTACGTGGGCGGCGGCGCGATCCTGCATCATCTCTACGGAGCACTCTCGGGCATCGACCAGCTCTCCGGAGACCTGCAGCGCCTCACCGTCATGGTCGGCCGTCATCACTTACTCGCATGTTGACCACCATCCTGCTCTACGGCGAGCTCGCCGAAAAATTCGGACCGGTCTGGAACCTCGCCGTTTCTTCCGTTGGCGAGGCGATCCGGGCCATTGAGGCGAACAGACCTGGTCTGATCGGCTATCTTGGCGATTCCGGAGAACGCGGGGTCGATTTCCGCGTGCAGGTGGACGACATCGACACCACGGACGAGGACCGGCTCCGGATGAATCGGCGAATCGGCACAATCAAGATTTCTCCGGTCGTGCGAGGATCGAAGGACGCATGGGTCCGGGTCGTCGTCGGGATCGTGCTGATCATTGTCGCGGTTGTCGCGCAGCAGTACTATTCGCTCCCTGGGATTTTCTCGGGGATTGCAGGCGCTGGCGGTTATGCCAGCGCCATTACAAACGCAATTGGCGTAATGGGTATCTCGCTCGCCCTCGGCGGTGTCGCGCAGATGATTGCCGGGACGCCGAAAGCCCCTTCCTCGGTCGATGATGGGTCCGGCAAACAATCCTACCTGTTCGGCGGCCCCGAGAACACGACCACGCAGGGCGGGCCGGTGCCGCTGTGTTACGGCGGCCCGATCCTGGTGGGCAGCCAAGTCATCAGCGCCGGTATCTACACAGAGGATACATCGATCGCGCCGACCATCTACACGGGCGGCGAAGACGTATATCTCGATGGCCCGTTCTGGGGCAGTCCCATTTTCTAATGTCATACGCCCGCGATCTCCAAGCCAAGCAGCGCGCCCGCATCCTCGATCTGATTTGCGAGGGGCAGGTTGCCGGGTTGTGCGCCGCCGACGGAACCCTGCTGTCCTACGCGGACCGAAATAAGGGCATTCTCCTCGACCTGACGCCGGTGAAAAACGCGGATGGCACATCCGCGATGGCAAACATCGCGACCGATTTCCGCACCGGAACGGCCCACCAAACCTACATCACGGGATTCCCGTCGTCCGAGCAGGAAGTCACCGTCGAGGAAGAGGTCAAGAAGGGGGCCGACAAGTGGACGAATGCCGTCCAGCGGCAAATCCCCGCAGGAAGCCACAATGCGGTGCGGGTCAGTGTCCGAATCCCTGCGCTGTACCAGTACGATGCCCAAGGGAATCGCAACGGCGCAGCGGTGCATTTCTCGATCCAGTTGCGTCGATCCGCGGAGGTGAACTGGCAGGAGATCGTCGGATCCAATCCTGACGGCTACCAGAGTCTCGACGGACTGATCCAAGGCGAAGCCCTGTCGCCGTATGTCCGCTCATACCGCATCCCTCTCTACGGCGAAGGTCCGTGGGACATCCGGATCGGAAAAGAGACCAGCGACTCGACCGATCCCGCTAAACTGCAGAGTTCGCTCATCTGGCAATCCTACACGCTGATCACCGACCAGCGGCTGACCTTCCGGCACAGCTGCGTCGGGGCCATCGAGTTGAATGCGGAGCAGCAATCCCGCATTTTGCCACGCGCCTATAGGCTCAAGGGGATGCTGGTCCGGGTGCCGTCGAACTATAATACCGAGACGCGCTCGTACGCGGGCGTGTGGGATGGCAAATTTGCCGGGTGCGATCTGTCGGTTGCATCCGACTATACGGCCGGGGCGACCAGCATCAGCGTCGAGGCCATCGCGGCCGCCCTGCCGGACAATAGCCTGATCCGATTCGTAGTCGGAGGAAGAGACCGCGATGCCCGCCTGAACGGTGATCATGCCGCCGGGGCCACGTCGCTCGCGATTTCCCCGCTCACGGTCGACCTGGCTTCCGGCGCAACCGGCTATGGATACCACCTGAAATGGACCAACAACCCGGCCTGGGTGTTCTTCGACGTTGCCACGCACTCCCGATATGGCCTCGGAGCCTACATCCCGGAGGCGACGATCGACAAATGGGCCCTCTATTCCATTTCGCGTTATTCGGATGGCGTCGATTCTGACGGTAATTTCGTCGGGGTCCCGGACGGCAAGGGCGGCTATGAGCCTCGGTTTGCCTGCTCGGCCTACATCGCGACATCGAACGATGCCTTCCGGGTGATCTCGGATCTGGCGTCGGTATTCCGCGCCATGGTGTATTGGGGCGCTGGTTACATCGTGGCCGTGCAGGATTCGCCCAAGGACCCGAAGTTCAATTTCACGAACGCGAATGTCATAAACGGCATCTTCACGTACTCGAGCGCGGCCCGCAAGGCGCGCCACACGATGGCTTACGTCCGCTGGAACGATCCGGACGACTATTCGCGGCCCAAGATGGAGCAGGTTCCGGGCGATGACGACGATATCGATCGCCTCGGCTACCGCGAACTGAACATCGCGGCGTTCGGCTGCATGTCGCGCGCGCAGGCGATCCGTGTCGGCAAGTGGGCGCTCCTGACCGAGAAATATGAGTCCGAGACCGTCGCGTTTCGGACTGGCCTTGAGGGCGCGCGTTGTCGCCCCGGCGACATCATCAGGATCCGCGACCGGCACAAGACGGTTAATCGGATGGGCGGGCGCATCAAGGCAGTCGATGGCGAGGCCGGGACGCTGGAGCTCGATTCGACGGTCGTGATCGGAGCATCCGAGTATACGCTCGTGGTCACGCGCGAGGATGGCACGTCCGCACAACTACCGGTCACGGGCGGGGCGGGTACGCGTCAGGTTCTGGCCGTCACGGGCGAACTTGACGGAATCGTGCCGAACGCGGTTTGGATCCTCACCAGCGAAGCGGTTGCCCCCACCCTCTGGCGCGTCGCCAACGTCAAGGAAATCGAGCGCCAGACCTTCGAGGTGTCGGCCACCCAATATGTGCCGGCCAAGTTCGACACGATCGAGGAAGGGATCGCACTCACGGTCCCACAGACGAGTGATTGGCCTCCCATCGTGCGCCCGGAAGCGGTCAGTGATATCAGCGTCACCGAGACGTTCGTCGCGACGGCTGAGAAATCCGAGCGGTTCCTCAACGTCTCGTGGACGGCGGCCGAGGGCGACAATATCCGGGGTTACCGCTGCGAAATGCGCGCGCCCGGGAAGGAATGGACGCTGCTGGCAGCATTCACGACGGCGTTGTCGATTCCGGCGGCGGCGGTCTCGGCCATCGGCTCGTATGAAGTCCGCGTCACGACGCTCGGCTATTATCAACTGGAAAGTCTGCCGAGTGTCACGACGTATGAATTGGCCGAAGCGCCGGCGCTGGATGAGCCGGAAGATTTCGCCGTCCATGCGATCCTCGGGGGATTCCGCCTGACCTGGACCGCTGCGCTCATGCATCGGGGCTACTACCGCGTCTATGTTTCGGAGACCAGCACGAAGCCGGAAACCGCATCCGCAGTCGTACCGGGCGAGCTGTCCGAGTGGCTGCTCTTGGGGTTCTCGGCGCCATCGACGCGATATTTCTGGTTGGAGCCCGTGTACTCTCGGATCGATTTCGCTGGCGCTTCCGCGGGACCTGAGAGCGCGACCTCGATCGTCGGGGCCAACGCGATCGTCGGGGTTCTGAGCAATGAGACGCAAACTCTGCCGGCGACATCCGCGGGTGTGGTGACGACCTTCGCGGCCGCGACCGCAACCATGAAAGTGTACGACGGTGGGACCGACGCCACCGACGAATGGAGTTTCGCGAAGACTGACCATGACGTGACTTCGTCACTCAGCGGGTCGACGGTCACGGTCTCGGCGCTGTCGGAAGATTCCGGATACGTCGAGATCACGGCGAGCCGCGACGGATATGACCCGATCATCAAGCGATTCGTGCTCAGCAAGGCGAAGGCCGGCACCGATGGGAGCAACGGCGACCATGGCGTCTCGTCGGCGACCGTGCTCATCTACCAGCGGGCAGCGAGCGCGCCGAGCGTGCCGAGCGACGATGCCACCTACACGTTCGCGACCGGCGAATTGACTGGGCTCGACAATGGCTGGTCGCAATCGATCCCGAGCGGGACGCTTCCGGTCTGGGCCGCGAGCGCGGCGGCAGCATCCACCGGCGCGACCGATACCATCACCTCCGAAGAGTGGGCCACGCCGGTGCTGATCGCGAAAAATGGCGAGGATGGAGTGGGTACGCCCGGCGCCAATGGCCTCAACTCGGCGGCCGTCTATTTATTCCAGCGCACCGCGACAGCGAGCGCACCGAGCGTGCCGGACTCTTCCGTCACCTATACCTTTGCGACCGGTGAGACCACCGGGGTGGATAACGGCTGGACCCGTGCGCTCCCGACCTCGGGCGGGCCTTATCGGTGGATGATCCTAGCATCCGCGTTGTCCGCCAGCGCCACGGATACTATCGCGACCGGCGAATGGTCCACGCCGGCGCTCCTGGCGGAAGACGGCGCGACTGGCGCAGCGTCGACGGCCTATTGGCTCGTGGGTTCGGTCGCGGCGATCAGCAAGAGTGGCGCGGGTGCCTATACGCCGAGCAGCATCACCATCTCGGCCAAGGCGCAGACCGGTGCAGGGGCGCCCGCGGCCTACGCCGGCCGCTTCGTGATCGCCGACACGACTAATGGAAGCAGCTACACCGACCGCTATACGTCGTCGGGGAACGAGTCCTCGAAGAGCTACACGCCGGGCGCGGGCATCGTCGCGCTGCGCTGCCGCCTTTACCTCGCAGGCGGCACGAGCACGCTGCTCGATGAGCAGGTGATCCCGATCGTGGCCGATGGCACGACGGTGGACCAGACCGTGCCTTCCAATCCCGCTGCGCCCACGCTTGCGGATTCGGGTTGGAATGTCGCGGCCGATGGAGCGGTGTATAGCTGGCTGTCGATCAATTTGCCGTCGTTGCCTGCCGGCGCGGCCAGCCTTAGCCTGCTCTATCGGCGACATGGCACAAGCGAGGGATGGAACGTCGCCTACCACGGGCCCGATGGGGATAGCGCCCAGCCCATCGACGATCTTGCGCCGGATGGCTCGTACGATGTCGCCGTCATGGCGACCAACCATGATGGCGTTCCGTCGTCGGTTGTTGCCGCGACGGGGTCGCCGTTCGTCGCGCCGAAAAAGGACGAGCCGCCCGGCGGACTGACCAATATCGCGGCGCATAGCCCTGACAGCTCATACCCGATTCCTGCGAGATATTCGCTTGGGCCGCAGGATTTCGGCTGCACCGTCACGTTCGACCCGCCCGACGATCTCGACTACGCTGGCGGAGAATGGGCAGCCAGCCCGATCGTATCGGGGAACCCTACGCCGACCACAGGTGCTCCATTCGGCCCCAGTGAAAGGCAGTTCCTGTTTTATTTCCCGTTCATCCTCGGTATGGAGCTGTGGACGCGCACCAAGGACCGTACGGGCAATTGGTCCGCCTGGGTGGACTCCGGCATCAACCTCACCTCTTACGTGCGCATCCCGGCCGGTAGTCTGTCGGAGCAGGACTCCGACGATGTCGCAATCACCGGCATCAGAACGGGAGGCAGCGGGGCGCAGAAAGTGCGCACGCGCTATCCATTCAACGCAGTCGTCATTCTCGATACGCCAGCGTCGGCTCCGACATTCAATATTAGTATTTCCGGAAAGGGGTTCACGACCAAGCCCGATGGCACAACAGGTGTCATCAACGTGGTCAACTCGACCGCCGTAAAATGCAGCTATAACTGGGACGACGCGGGAAATACTTCGACCAATGCGGTCGTCACCCTCACTCGCTATGATGGCGCGAACGTTGGTAATGGAGCCTATCGCATCACCGGAGAATTTTTCGAGCTGTATTGAATTTCAAAAATGGCCTTACAAAAAACCATCACGCTGCCCAACACGACGAGCGGCAATTACATCGTATTAGCAGAGTTCGCCGCCGACTATTTCGCGCGCACGCTCAGCGCGCATTTCCATCTCTATGCCAGCGCGGCCGCACGCGAGGCCGTGCCCAGCGCCTCGTTCGGCCTTCTGTGCAAGCTCCGCCTCGCCGAGGATAAATTCGACGAATGGCTCAGCACGGATGCGCTGGCCGCGCTCGATGCCGACACGCCCGACCGACTGCGTCACCAGATCTACCAAGCCGCGAAGGTGGAACCGCTGACGCCCGGCCTCGGCCTCCGCAGCGACCAGCTCGATCTTTCGGACGCACTAGACGTGTGAGTCAGGGCGCCACGGGAGGAAAGGCGTCGCGCAGGATGTCCTCGACGACTTGCTCGCGGGCGCGCTGTTCATCCCCGTCGTCGCCGGCGGCGTCATCGAGTTGGCCCAAGATTAGGCGTTCAAGTTCGGCGACGATGCGTTTCGCGGTCGCGGAATAATCGGGATCAGGCATTTGCCAGTGTAGCCGGAATATCCTCCGAATCAACCGCCGGGATTCAGCCGGGCCAGCGGGCTGTCGTCATCTCCCAGAAGCTGTCCGCGCCCGGTGGCGACCAGGGCGAGCGCGACCCGATGCCGGATCGTGCCCTCTCGTATGATGATC